GTGTTTGGCAAGGGTTGGACACGTCGGGTCAACGCGGTTGAGGATTTTGCGAAAAAAAATATATAAATCAATACGTTTGCGCTAGACATTGCAACCCTTGCGTGATATTTAGCACCAACGAAACAAATGGTGCTAAAAAATGGCTGGAAAAACCAAGATCTCCGACGAGGATTTTCTGGTTGCGTGGCAGAAATTCAAAAGCGCGACACAGGTTGCTAACTTTTTTGGGTTCACTGAGCGCTGGGCACACAACAACCGCCGGCGACTGGAAGCTAAGCTCAAGATCAGACTTGAAGCAACCGCAGTAAACGCCAAAGCGTTTGAGCATCTGCAAACGCATCATCTGACAAAAGCACGTCACAACGCCGGCATCACGGACGGCACGGTGATCGTATTCTCTGACGCACACTTCTGGCCAGGGCTGCGCACAACGGCGTTCAAGGGGTTGTTGTGGGCGATCAGCCAGCTTAAACCTTATGCTGTGATCAACAACGGCGATGCCTTTGATGGGGCTTCAATCAGCAGATACCCTAGAATTGGGTGGACACAACAACCTAGTGTTAAGGAGGAGCTTAACGCCTGCCAGGAGGCGTTGGCAGAGATTGAGGCGGTTGCCAAAGCAGCACGCCACAACGTCCAGCTCATTTGGCCACTGGGTAACCATGACTCAAGGTTTGAGAACTTTCTAGCGGCTAACGCTGCTGGTTACGAGGGCGTGGTTGGGTTCTCGTTGCGAGACCATTTCCAAGCCTGGAAGCCGTGCTGGAGCTGCTGGTTAACGGATGAGGTAGTGGTCAAGCACCGATATAAAAATGGCATCCACGCAACCCATACGAACACGATGGGCAGCGGCATCAGCATCGTTACAGGGCACTTGCATTCGGCAAAAGTCACGCCGTACACGGATTATCGCGGAAACCGTTATGGGGTTGACACCGGAACACTGGCAGACATTGATGGGAAGCAATTCAATGATTACTTGGAAGACAACCCAGTCAACTGGCGATCTGGGTTTGCCGTGCTGACATTCCGAGATTCCCGGCTGTTGCTGCCTGAACTGGCAATCAAGCACTCTGAGGGAATGCTTGATTTCCGTGGCGAACTAATCGACGTGTCTGCGCTCTAAATTCCCAAAGCGTCGTCTGTAACGGACCATTGCCGCACAAAGAAATATTCTCCGTACTGGTCACGCAAGTCTGGCGGGTATCCGCGGTCGTCTAACCAGTGCAGCATATTGTCGTGCAGCTCTGTGTCCCAAATCTTGGGAAACCCGTAACGCCAACCCTCGGGTGGATCAACCCACATTTTCATTTGATTGCTCCTTGTCTAGCTGCTGTTTCAAGCGCTTGTGGAAAGTTTCCTCGTTGTCGTCACCAGACAGAAACCAGTCAATGCGCTGCACCAGGGTGTAGCACATATTGAGCAATGAGATTGTCCCTTTCATCACTTCGATGGTTTCTGGGCTGTATTTCTCGTCATACGTATCTCGTTCATCCTCAAGTATTGCTTGTTCAATGTTGTCAGCAATTCGTTGCAGATAAAACTGCTGATACTCAAAATGTCCACCGCTCATAGCCAACTTCCTTTAAGCACGTATGGTTTTTTGCCACGAATCCGTACATCAATCTGGCGAACCTTGAGCTTTAGACGCTTGGCGTAATACCGTGCTCGACCTAAATGTTTAGTCGCAATAAAGTTTCTGCCGCCGCCTTTTGGGTAATCAATCCAACGACAACAGACGTAATACAGTTTCTTGGGCCAGCAGTGTTTCATTTCTCGCCCCTTGCGCGGATGGCGGCGGCACATCCTGCTGCTCCAAATCGTTCACGATAACCACCTAAAGGGTCTGTAGTGTATTGACTGCTTGTGTAGGCTTCTATTTGTTCTAAACACACTTTCACGCATTCCTCCCGCTCATGCGCGGCGACAAGGGCGGCAAAGCGTTCAAGAGCTTTAGGGTGCGTTATATGGCACGACGGTAGATTTGCCTTCCACGCCATGCGGATAATTTCTTCTCGTGTCATGGCTTTCCCGTTCGGTAATTGTGCTTTGTTATTAGTAGGTTTTCTTGCAGATTTTTCCCGATCGGGATTGCAGGTATCTAATCTATCAATCATTTTTGTTCCTTGCTGGACAATTTCGTCCCTGATTGCAATTCCCGTGGCAGGGAGGACACCGTTTCATTCTTGCTCCTCATTCGTTTAATCATTTTGTGGACGTTCTGGGGGGTGCAGCCCAGAACCCTGGCTATTTCATTCATGGACGGCAACCGGCCTAGGCTCTTTTCTAACCCACCGATTGCGTCCAATAATCGGATCTGAGCCATTCTCATGCCGCTGCTTTCATCAGCGCATCAAGGGCGCCAATCCGGGCCGAGAAGGTCTGCAAGAACCTGGCACGCTCGACCATCGACAGTCGGGCAATCTCAGCGTCATTGGATGTACGCAAGAGCTTGAGCTTGGCGATGCGATCTGCCGGCGGGATCTTGCCGGCTTTCATCACCGCGTCAGCCAGCGCATTGAACTCGACAACCCATGCAGCTTCATCAGCGCTCATTGAGCGTGGCTTGGCTTCGTTAGGGACGCGCAACGCCCAGGTGCCACCAGCTCCATCCTCAAACTCAATAACGTCTGGCGGCGGCTCAGTAGGCTTTGGCGTTGGTTTGGCCACAGCATCAAGCGGATTTATAGGTTTTCCTTCTGGTTTGTCTGTTTTGCGGTCCGCATTGTTGCCAGCGTCAATTGAGTCATGTTCTGTTATTTCAAGCGCCATCAGCCAAAGGTAGCGCCGAAAATACGTATGTTTCCCACCCATGTCTTGAATTGATTCTGGCTTTTGCGTTCCGTCTTTTTCAACTTTGGTCGCAGAGACAACAGGGCTGGAAAAAACAACTGAGCCACTTCCGTCTGTGTCGTGGATTGTCAGCGTTGCGCTTGAATTTTCAAAAGTGAAAACACCGCACAATCCAAGCTCATCAAAGATCTTGTGAATCGCAGGAATAAAATCTCCCAACTCAAAATAGTGATAACGAGCAAAATCGTTCCAGCCTGATTTTTTTATTTCTGTCGTTAGCAGCTTTACCCTGGCTTGCATCAGTTTCTTGTAGACGTTCATTTTGGTCCCTTGATTGTGACTGTTGACTGCCGCATTGAGTGCGCAGGCTTGGCGGGTACGACCTTCTCCGGCTGCGCCTGGTACTTGCGGATTGGCCAGGAAATACGGAACTCCTCAGCGTGCGCCAGCGTCGCGTTGCCAAGCAGCTCCTTGAGCTCGGTTTCGTCTTCAGTAATTGTGGTTTCCAGCGTCTTGATTAGCTCTTTTGCTTTGACAATCCGCTCGGCCAGCGTAGCTCCCCACTCGCCAAGATCCACGCTGTCAAGGTTGGGATCGCCTGGCCACTTGTGGCCAAATTCTTCTGGATTAGCAGGGTCGTACCACTCAACTTCACCAGTCTCGGTCCAGTGCATGAGCTTGGTTTCAAACTCTCGCGCTTTGGCTCGGATCAACGCTTGCGTTTCTTCATGGGGCGCAAACAGGAATATCCTCAGTTCGGTGCCTTGATACAAGACGCAGACAGCTCCCCACTTGGCGCCGGTAATATCCATCTGCGCCTGGAGCTGGAGAGGGCCACGGCTGAGAGCTGGGTAATCCTCGGGATACACCGAGGTGACCTTTGCCTCGAGCACGCCGACGCCATCCAGCGTGATTGACTCGGCGCCGACAACATAAACACCAGCGTCTGGGTTGTCTGTCACGACCAGACCGTTGCCGTCTCCCTGGCCATCAAGCGAACAGGCAATCGGCGCGTCAGGATGAAAGTAGGGCTTGGGATGGTCTAACACTAAGTGCGACAGACCCAGGCGTGCGCTTGCCTCAAGCAGAAGCGGCACTTCGAGCAGGTTGCCCCAATGCATTGCTTCGTTGGTCTCAAAATGCTCTGGGGCGTCCTGTAGAGCGTTTATGACGCTCGTGAGGACACCGTTCGGTGTCTCGTACTTTGAATGGCCCAGCAGGGCCGGCACGCGGGATGCTGACAGCATCGTGTTAGGGGTTACTTTGCCGACCATTACAGACCTCCAGAGAGAGCGAGAAACAAGCAGATTGCCGACATTGCGCCGACCGCGATTGACGCCAGGATGATTGTCAAGTTGGAATCGTGTTCAGGTTTCATTGCTTGGCTCCTCAATAACTGGTTCGGCTGATTTGATGGTGACAAAATTTTCGTCGTCGTAACGGTCGAAGCGCATTTCGTTGCTGAAATCTTCGTAAATTTCTCGGTTGACGTGATTGAGAATGATTTCCTCGATTTCTTTTCTGGTGAATATGATTTTCATGATGCTCCTTGATTGGGGGCAGAAGCCCCCGTGGTTGATTAGTGCAAAGGATGATCGGTTGAGTCGACCATAACGGCGCGAGCGTTTACTTCGCCGTTTTCGACAGCTTTCCAGAAAGCGCTGCTTTCAAGCTGCTCACAAATCTCGCTAAGCGAAAGGCCGGTCTCTAGGGCTTCTTGGACGCTTGCGCCACTAATCGCCAGGACCGCAACACAATCTCGATTGTCTTTGACGGTTACTGAGTAATCTTTCATTTCTTGGCTCCGGTTGTGCGCCACGACGTGCAGCGCATGAGTAGAACTGTACAGAGGTTGACAACCATAAACAAGGGGGTAGAGCAACTTTTTTTCTAGGGACAAACCCTAGTACAAATTTTCTCCACAAGCCCATCAAGTTCGTGCATCATCTGCCGTTCCCACTCGGAGATCAGATGTTTACCCTTCAGTTCGTTATCCCAGGGCCACCTGTCGGCAAGGGTCGACCACGGTTCTCTACCGCTGGCGGCAAGCCCAGGAGCTACACACCGGCTGTCACTCGGGACTATGAGTCACTAATCGCAGCTCGAGCTGCTGAGGCAATGGCCGGCAGAGAACCGCTCAGGACGCCGTTGAGAGTCATGATCGAGGCGACCATGAGCATTCCATTGAGCTGGTCAAAAGCAAAGCGCCAGGCAGCGTTAGATGGCGATGTATACCCATCACGACCAGACGTCGACAACATTGCCAAGACCGTGCTAGACGGGATGAACGGCGTGGTTTACGAGGACGATGCCCAAGTAATGTATCTCAAAGTATCCAAAAAATATGCCGAAGAAGGTAGCGTCACGGTCTGGCTGGCAGAGAATCTTAAATGAGTAAAAAGGCAAATTTAGAAGCCCAAAGACGGTTGGAACGGATGCCCTACAGACTAATGGATTTGAATGGAAAACCCGTCAGAGATTATTCTGAAGCTGAAAAGGAGATCGTAAAAGAAATCAAAAGAGAGTACGAAAAATCGCTCAAAAGCACCTCAAGTTGACCTGTGGATAACCTGTGGATAACTACCCCCAAACCTGTGGACAACCCTGTGGACAACCCTGTGGATAACTTTTCTTCATATACGCGTGCGCGTAGAGATCTAAGACTAAGATCTAAGACTAAGATCTAAGACTAAGAGAGCTAAGACTAAGATCTTCGACAAGGAGCTAAGACTAAGATGAATGACTCTATATTTAATTTTACTAAAGAAATAAGAGGAGGTTTGAAAAAAATAAAAGGTGCTCAAATAAGTGGCAACACGGTCGATAAGTTAATTGCGCTGGACATGACGTCGGCGCAAATGCAGAAGGCAATTGAATCGGTGATCAGACGCCGAATTGATGCCAAACAACCCGAGGTTGAAACAATGGAGGAATTACTTTCCGAAGTTGTTACCGACCAAATCCTGAGAAACAATTTAAAGTGAATCAAATGAATAAACCAACCGCAGCCAAAGGCAATTACGAGCAGAAACCTGGCAAGGGCGCTGCATTTCCGAATGACAAAAAGGTCGAGGACTGGCACGCCGATTACAAGGGCCGCATTTGCTTGCCAGACGGCGCTATGCACTGGCTGGACGTGACGATCAAAACCGCTGCCAGCGGGATGCAGTACGCTGCGATTTCCATTGGAAACGCTTGCGAACCGACCACCGCGGTCGATCATGGCCCAAAAAGGCATCCAGACGGGCACAGGAGCGGCTTTCAACAGGCGGGTGAGGCTACCCTACCAGCTCGGATGAAAAACGCGCCACAGGGCCGCGCATCGACTTTCGAGGATGACGCCGACAGCGACATTCCTTTTTGATGTTTAATGAGTAATGAAATGGAAAATAAAATAGATCCGCTACAAATCATTGCCAATCATGGATCAATGACGTCAAAACAATGTGCTGAATATTTCCCTAATTTAAGCTCAAAAGACATTGATGCAAAGCTGCGCCAGGGCTTCCGTGTTGGGAGACTTGGGCGGCGAATTGACGAGACTGACGGCGCCAGTCGCAAGCGATACGTTTATTTCGACGCCCATGGTCGTGCCAGCAGTCGCGAGCCAGAATATTGCGTAGTACTCAGAACCCTTGGCAAACCTGTGGAGAGCGTTGATGGAATTTACTAATGGCCGGTTTGTCTACCGCGGCGAGGACAACGAGAAGCTCCACCCGGACGTGCAGCCGGTGTTCTGGTTGGGTGATGCGATGTACGTGCCGCACTATGTGACGCCACATTTGTGGGTTACTTATGGTGGTGAGAAGCTCACGACCAAGAACCTGATCGAGCGCAACGCCAAAATCGGCACGACCTATCTATGGGTTCGACCTTGGATTGAGAAGATCTTTAATTCTGAGGATATTTTCAACATGAAAGAATCACAATTGAAAAAGGCACTTATTGCATGACACTACAAGTCGGAGAATCAATTACCAACATTCAATTAAACGTCAGCAAATTGCAAAAGCAATGTGCTGGATTCAAAGTGGAGCTTGACTGCGTTGTCAGTCTTGCAAAGCAGATTCAGGCTGACGCATCCGTTTTGATAGACGAATGGGAAGGACAAGATGAAACCAGTAATCGACGAGCAAACCAGCGACCTATTCTTGGAGGAATGGCTGTGCGACCTACTTGCGGATCCTGTAGATATTTCAACTTACTTAGCGGAGATGGGGAAAGCACCTGGATGGGTGAATGTCGACGCCGATCACCAGAGCTGTTGGTAGACATCGAGGGCAACGAATCCCCTGCCTGGCCACCCGTGGACGAGATCCACTGGTGCGGCGATTACTCACCGGACAACTACTCATGAGCCACGATCCAGTCAACCGCCCTCAGCACTACACTCAGCACCCGAGCGGCGTTGAGTGCATCCAAATCACCGAGCATATGTGCTTTAACTTAGGCAACGCGATTAAATACGTCTGGCGAGCGGATCTCAAGGAAGGGTTGCAAGACCTCGAAAAAGCACGCTGGTATCTGGACCGGGAGATTGCACGACGCAAGAAAGCGCTTGACAATCATATTGATAACGTGCTACAACGCGCATGATTGGGTCCGGGCGCACTCCTCGCCACTACATTGCCCAATTGGGCGACGAGGGGTTGCCCATTTTTTTCGGTGGTGCAGATGGAAAATGAAGCGAGTACATTTGTCTCGGTGCTTCTGCACTCAGGCACAAACGCGCATTTGCTGCATTGGACTACCAGCAGCTTCGCTGCGCACCAGGCACTAGGTGAGTACTATCAAGCCATACCAGAACTGGTCGACCAGCTTGCAGAGGCTTACATGGGTCGCTACGGGCAATTCACCGAATTCCCTGACGACTACTACCTTCCAACCGACGATCCAGTCGAATACATGGAAGGCATCAAGTATTTTGTGCAAGACTCACGCGAAATCATGCCCGACGACTCCGAAATTCAAAACCTGATTGATGAGATTGCACAACTCATTGATTCAACCCTTTTCAAACTACGTTTTCTTAAATAGGCTCCAAAATGATGAAATCTAAAGACTCAGCAACGAAGCAGCCAGCTGGTTACGGCTTTGGCTCGAGCGCTAAGGTCCCTGCTGGCGTTGCCAAGCAAGAGAAAACCGGCGAGCGCAAAGAGCGCATGGTCAACGGCGTCGGCATGGGCGAAGCCGATATGACTGGCAAGGACAAGCAATTCAACACCGGCGTCACCGGTGGCACGTGCTACACCCATGACCGGCAGTCGTATCAGAAATGATTAGACCGTTACGCAACTTCATTACCGTGCAACCGTCCGTCAGGAAACTGTCGGACGTGATTCACATTAACAACCGCGAACCCTTTAACGAGGGCACAATCGTCGCGGTCGGACCCCAAGTCAAGGAAGCTCGAGTCGGGGACCGGATCAAGTATGGGAACGGTGACTATCTCAATTGGCCGACTCACAGCGTTGAGGGCCAGGACTACCAAATCATCCAAGAGGCGGACGTTTGCGCCGTCGTGGAATAAAGGAAAATCATGAGTAATTCAATCGCTACAGGCGTTGCTTACGCCGATCCAGAGTTCACCACGTGCTACGTCAGCCAAGAATTTGGCTATACGTCGGCAGCTCAGGGCGCGGTGACGCAGCTCACCAGCAAGTCGACTGCTGTCACATTGAACAAATCAATGGGACGCATCACGATGAACAACGCTTCGCTTGCATCACAAACTAACGTGGTGTTCCGGCTTAACAACACCAGCATCAGCGACAATGACGTTGTGTTGGTCAGCATCTCTGGTGGAGTGACCAATCCTGGCTCTTATTGGCCCTATGTTGCAGACCAAGATTCTGGCTATGCAACCATCGGTCTGTTTAACAACACCGGCGGTGCATTGACGGAAACTGTTGTCATCAACTTTGTCGTTATCCACGGGGCAAGCTAAATGAGCATCCATGACGATCTAGAAATGCTGAAAGAGGCTGTTGCAGCGCTTGAGGACCAGATTGGCGAATCCTCAGAAGACATTCACGCTCAGGCGTTTGAAGAAGGCTCCGACGCTGGCAAAAGCGAGCTGGCCGAAGAAATTGCGGTCATGATGGGCGCAATCGACAGCGAGGAATGCCCAGAGTGCCGCGATGTTCTCAAGCGCGTGCTGGAGCAGCACATTGCTCAGTTTTTGGCCATTGGCGAGCATACGTGCGAGCAGGAAGAAGATGAAGACGGTGAAGTCTCTTTTGTAATTTCATTCGCAGATAACTGAAATGCCACTCAAAAAATCAACGTCTGAGAAGGCGTTTAAAGAAAATATCAAAGCCGAGGTTAAAGCTGGCAAGCCAGTGAAACAAGCGGTGGCGATTGCGTACTCTGAAAAACGTGCAGCGGCGAAAAAGAAATGAGCAAACCTGGCCTTTACGCCAATATCCACGCTAAACAAGCACGCATCGCTGCTGGCTCTGGTGAGAAAATGAATAAGGTCGGCAGCAAGGCGGCACCGTCTGCTGCTGACTTTAAGCAAGCTGCCAAGACTGCTAAACCGGCGAAGAAAAAGTAATGGCTACAAAGCACGACAAGCCTATTCCGCACAAGACCACTGGGAAAGGCAAGACCTACAACCCGACCGAGAAGGGCGCCGGGATGACAGCTAAAGGTCGTGCTGAGTACAACGCGAAAAATGGGTCCAATATTAAGCCACCAGCTCCAAATCCTAAAACCGATGCAGACAAAGGTCGCAAGGCCAGTTTCTGCGCTCGGATGGAAGGCGTGGTGCGAAAGGCGAAAGGACCGGCTGAGCGTGCCAAGGCATCGTTGAAGAACTGGAATTGCTGATGCAGGTCGAACAGCGCAAGATTGAAGCGCTGATTCCGTACGTAAACAATTCCCGGACGCACAGCGACGAGCAGATCGCTCAGATTGCTGCCAGCGTGCGGGAGTTTGGTTGGACCAACCCGATCCTGGTTGACGGGCAAAACGGAATTATTGCCGGTCACGGTCGTTTAGCGGCAGCTCGCAAGCTCGGGTTGACCGAGGTTCCGGTCATCGTGCTGGATTACTTGTCTGAGGCGCAAAAGAAAGCGCTGGTTATTGCAGACAACAAGCTCGCATCTAATGCCGGATGGGACGATGAGATGCTGCGGCTAGAGCTGGGCGATCTGCAAGAGATGGGTTTCGACGCAACGATTGCTGGCTTCACGACCGAGGAGCTGGACGCGCTTCTGAACGTCACCGAAGGCACTGACGGGTTGACCGACGAGGATGACGTTCCAGAGGCTCCAGAAGAGCCTACAACGCGATTGGGCGACGTTTGGATACTGGGCAAGCACCGTCTAATGTGCGGCGATTCTACGTCGATTGATGATATGCAAAAGCTAACTGACAATCAATTGGTTGATATGTGGCTGACCGATCCTCCGTACAACGTGGCTTATGAAGGAAAGACAAAAGACGCGTTGAAGATTAAAAATGACAGCATGGGCGACGATCAATTTCGTCAATTCTTGCGCGATTCTTACGTCATCGCAGACACCGTTTTAAAGCCTGGCGCCGTTTTTTATATTTGGCACGCTGACTCAGAAGGCTATAACTTTCGTGGCGCTGCGCAAGATGCAGGTTGGAAAGTGCGTCAATGTTTGATTTGGAAGAAATCAACATTGGTGATGGGGCGTCAGGACTACCATTGGAAGCACGAGCCTTGTTTGTATGGATGGAAGGAAGGCGCAGGCCACCTTTGGGCGGCAGATCGTAAGCAGACAACAATTCTTGAATTTGACAAGCCATCGCGCAATGGAGAGCACCCAACAATGAAGCCAGTTGGATTGTTTGAGTATCAAATGCTCAACAACACTAAAGGCGGCGACATTGTGCTGGACTCTTTTGGCGGCAGCGGAACAACCATGATTGCCGCGGAAAAGAATGGGCGTCTTAGTTATTTGATGGAGCTTGACCCGAAGTATTGCGACGTTATAGTAAAGCGCTGGCAGGAGTTCACTGGCAAGGCAGCAACCCACGCAGAATCGGGAATTCCTTTCGATTCAATGACTAACACTTTGACGCAATAAAAATGGTGCCGCACGAACCAACTGATAAAACACGTGGCCAGGTCCAACAGGCCAGCGGTCTTGGCTTGCCGCACGACCAGATCGCTGCGTTGATCGGCATCAGCGACGTGACGCTGCGCAAGTATTACGGCACCGAGTTGGCGCTTGGTAAGGCGACTGCCTGCGCTAACATGGCCAAGACCCTATACAACAAGGCGTTGATGGGCGACACCACAGCGATGATCTGGTGGACCAAAGCACAAATGGGTTGGGGCGAGCGCAATACGACCGTTCTGAGCAACCCAGACGGTTCGCCGGTCGAGGGCATCAAAGTTACCTTTGTCAAGCCCAGTGAATGAAATTGATTATGCCGTCTCAAACGCCGAGTTTCCTGAGAAGCTATCGGTACTTTTTGACAAGCATCGGTATAAGGTAACTTTTGGCGGTCGAGGTGGGGGCAAGTCATGGGCGATTGCCAGAGCACTGCTAATCATCGGCGCATCAAAGCCAACGCGCATTCTTTGCTCTCGGGAATTCCAGACGTCCATCCGTGATTCGGTGCATAAGCTTTTATGCGACCAGATTGAATCATTGCGATTGCATGGATTCTATGAAATAACCCAGACGTCAATCAGAGCTAAGAATGGCTCTGAATTCTTTTTTGTTGGACTCAAAAACAACGTCGCAAACATTAAATCGTTTGAGGGCGTTGATATTTGTTGGGTCGAGGAAGCGCAATCCGTATCCAGGATGTCGTGGAATGTGCTAATCCCAACGATCCGCAAACAAAATTCAGAGATCTGGATCAGCTTTAACCCGGAGCTGGAGACTGATGAAACGTTCCAACGCTTTGTTGTGCATCCTCCTGCTGACTGTGTGGTCACTAAGATCAACTGGTCCGACAATCCCTGGTTCCCAGAGACTTTGAGAGCTGAGAAGGACGCGCTTAAAGAGCGAGACATCGAGGCTTACAACACCGTCTGGGAGGGCATATGCCGGCAGACTGTCGACGGTGCAGTGTTTGCCAGGGAGATGCAGGACGCCGAGCTGCAAGGGCGCATTGGACGGGTTCCGTTCGATCCTAGCAAGCCAGTCCACGCCGTGTTTGACCTTGGATGGTCCGACGCCACCGCAATTTGGTTCTTGCAGTTTGTCGGCATGGAAACGCGTTTGTTGCGTTACATGGAGGACAATCAAAAGACAATCAGCTATTACCTAGCGCAATTGCAGACGTTTGGATACCATTACGATACGTTGTGGCTTCCGCACGACGCCGAGAATAAAACCCTGGCCGCTGCTGGCAAATCCATTGAGGAGATTGTCAGAGCGGCTGGATATAAGACCCGAATCATTCCGAGAGTACCAATTGCTGACTCTATCAATGCTGCGCGAACTATTTTCAACAACTGCTGGTTCGACCGAGATGGATGCGCGGAAGGTCTTACCTGTTTGCGCCACTATCGGTACGAAGTCGACCCAGAGACGGGTGGATTCTCCAAGTCTCCACTTCACGACCATTATTCGCACGGCGCAGACGCATTTAGATACATCGGACTGATGGTCAACGAACCAAAGCAACGTAAGAAACAAGTAACCTTCACGTTACCAACGAACTGGATGGGCTGAAATGGCAAATTATCAAAACGAAGGCGAGGACGGGCGCATTGCTGATGCAATGAAATTTCTGCGCCTGGCAAGCGAGGCTGATAGCGTCAATCGTAGCGATGCGCTGGACGATCTGCGTTTTGTCAGCGGCGATCAATGGCCGGTTGAGATTCAGAACAGCCGGAACCTGGAAGCTAGACCGTGCTTGACGATTAACAAGCTCGATGCCTATTGCCGGCAGATCGCCAACCAGCAGCGCCAGCAGCGTCCGCGCATAAAGGTCCATCCGTGCAACAGCTATGCAGACAAAGAAACCGCGGAAGTGGTCGAGGGCATCTGTCGGCATATTGAGATCAACAGCGACGCCGATAGCGCTTACGACCGAGCGTTTGAGTCTGCCGTCAGGATGGGTTGGGGCTACTGGCGCGTAGTCACAGATTACACAGCTCCTGATTCGTTTGATCAAGAGATTTACATCGAGCCAATCGAAAACCCGTTCAGCGTCTACTTTGATCCCAACAGCACGGCGCTGGACGGCTCGGACCAAGAGCGTTGCTTGATCACGACGATCATGAGCAAGGACAAGTTTCGGGATATGTATCCCGATGCTGACGATGGCGGTAACTTCTCGGCTCGAGGCGGTGGCGATAGCAACCCCGAATGGGTTACCAAAGAAGACGTGCGGATCGCTGAGTACTTTTACATTGAGCGCACGCCGGCAAAGCTCTATTTGCTGAACGACAAATCACGGTTGTTTAAGGACCAGCTCCCCAGCAAAGAGTTCATGGCCACTCATGGGCTTGAGATCGTTGGCGAGCGGGACTCGTACAAGAAGGTCGTGAAGTGGTGCAAGCTCACCGCGATGGAAATCCTTGAGGAGCGGGATTGGCCAGGCAAGTACATTCCGGTGGTGCCGGTCTACGGTGGTC